CTAACTATTAATTATAGTAGTTACTAACAGGCTTCTAAAGGCTGTGGATAAGTCAGCTTTTAGTAGTTTGTGGATAACTTTATAACCTGTGGATAACCTGTGGATAACCTGTGGGTATCTGCTGCGGAGGCACTTACTTACTAACTAACTGCTTGCGTGATGATGGTGACCAAATTTATTTTATAATACTAAGGGGATAATGATGAGTGATAAAAATTATACAGCACAAATAAATAGTTTTGCTAATGTTATAGTATGTGGTGATGAGGTAGAACGTGTCAGCTATACTATAGTTTTTACTGGCAGCTATAAAGAATGTTTAGAATATAAAGAAAAAATACTGGAGAATAACTCATGATAACTTTTATTATAATCGTAGGTTCAATGGTCACTTTCTTTGTGGTGGCTCATGTATTAATTAAATTAACGGGGAAATAAAATGAGTATATTTAAGAAAAGATTTAATGATTTAGTGTGGAAAGAGTATTCATGTGGGGATTATTATACATTTAAAAATGCTCAAGTAATGTATGGTGACTATGTACTATCAATATCTACAGGTAATATGTTTCATAATGGAGAGCCTGACAGATATGAAATTCTTATACGTAAGAACGGTGTAGTGCAACACTTAAGTATTATTGCTAAAGATTATTTAAATTCTACTAGTGATGGAGAAACGGTTGGTTGGTTAAGAGTAGATGATGTTTGTATTTTTATGAGTAGAATGATAACATTATATTCAAATGATAAACATAGAGGGGCAAAAGAATCTTGGGAGAATAACTCATGAATATATTTTGGTTACATGACAACCCTCATACTAACGCTACATATCATTGCGATAAGCATATAAAGAAAATGGTATTGGAAACAGCACAAATGCTTAGTACTGCTGTACATATGGTAGAGGCTCCATCATCTAACGTATATAAAAAGGCTTATGTAAATCACCCGTGCACTGTATGGGCAAGAGAATCTTGGGAAAACTTTATAGAGTTATGGAGATTAGGCGTAGCACTAGGTGAGGAATGGAGCTATCGTTATGGTAGAGAAGATAAGCCTACTCATAAATCTTATAAGGTTATAAAAGATATGGACTTAACTACTATTAGTAGTAAGTTTTTACAGCGTATCGAAGCAAGTCCTTTAGCTTATGATTGGGTAACGGTTAGTGGTAGTACTACTAAACCTCAGTGTATGCCTGATGAATACAAAACTACTGATACTATACAAGCCTATAGAAATTATTATATAGGTGACAAACTTTTAGATAAGGGTATAGTATCTTATGATAAAGGTCGTAATGTTCCAGAATTTTTACAAGGAGTTTTATAAATGAAACTATTCGAACATGAGGTTAGTAGTATAAAAGTAGTGCACGATAAGATGGAGGCTAAGATAATATATAGGTTTGACTTTGCTAATGGCTATCGTGTACATGTAACTAAGAATGATAATAGTTTAGAGTACGAGTACTATAGTGTCGAGAGGCTTGACACACGGCAAGAGATATGTCATGCTTCATCGTGGCTCGACACTGAAACACTCACTAAGTATCTGAATAGTATAGAAAGTTTAGGAGAATTGTAATGTTAGTATTAAACTACCCAAGTAAAAAAGAGCTTAAGGAAAACATCGGTAACTCTTTAAGTTATACAGAAACAAGTATGTTCGGTAATGAATATATATCTAATGGTACTTTCGCAGGTTGTAATAGACCGCATCTTACTGGCTATAGCCGTGAGTTTTTTGCAGAAGTTACTATGCTAGATGATAAGATTATAGGAGTTAAGTGATGAAGATTGATGGCACTAGCTTACTAACTAACACTAGTAAAATGCCGGGTAAGAGTATAGGTATTGGTGCTAAACGCTGCCATGTTGGTAGCAAATTAGTTAATGTTAAAGGTAGTACTTGCGAGGGTTGCTATGCTTTAAAGGGTGCTTATACTTGGTCGAGTTATAAACAAGCGGAAGTTAAACGGTTTAATTTAATTGCTAATGAACCTGTTAAATTTAAAGACATGATGGTTACAGGTTTACGTAGGTTAAAGAAGCCTGAGTTTAGATGGTTTGATAGTGGTGATGTACAGTCTACCGCTATGGCTAATAACATATTAGATATATGTGAGGACACACAAAACTTAACGCATTGGATTCCCTCTAGAGAAACTAAGATATGGAAGAATGTTTTAAAGCATAGGAAGCTACCATCTAATGTCACGTTAAGAGTAAGTGCAGCGATGGTAGACGGCAAGCCTAGTAAACGATTTGCTAATACAAGTACTGTGCATACAAGCGAAAGTAATGTACAATCAGGCACTCATATATGCCCTGCACCTAAACAAGAGGGCAAGTGTGGTGACTGTAGGGCATGTTGGAATCGTGAAGTTAAGAACGTATCATATCATAAACACTAAGGGGGTAAGAACATGAGTGCTGTAGAAACAATAGATTTATTAATAGGATTATCAGTAGCGTTCTGGCTATTTTTTATACTTACTATTTACAAACCATAAGGAGAATGACATGAGTAATAAATATAATAATGTTGGTGTCTACGAACACACAGTTAGCTTTTATTTAAACGATGACGATGGTAATGAGTTATTAAATGACGATGGTTCAGTTAAAATATTTACTGCACCTAGTTTAGATTTTACAAGTTATGCCTACGATATGGTAGAAGTTAATGACTTGGAGGAACTATGACATGGCTAAAATATCACACAGTAACACAGACTTAAACACTGATGTATATATAAATAAAAAAGATACACCTGATTTAGATAACTTAAAAAGTAATATCTTATGGGATTATTATTTAGATGATTATCTTTTAATAAATAAACATACTGAAAAGGTGATGGCTGTATCAGGTAATTCTGAGTTTGATGACGTACCACCAGAAGACTCTTACTATATAGTTAAAGTGGTAGGATTTTTAGATAGAACGGGGTTAAGTTTAAATGTTTAGAGAACAATTAGAATTAGATTGGGGGTGTCCTAACATCATGACACAAGTAAATGCTAGAGAAATACGAGAGGTCAGTCGTAAAGATTACCTACCTTTTATGTTAGACATACACTATGCTAAGCGTAGCCCTAGTGTCTCGTATGCTTACGGTTTATATAAGCATGGGGTACTAGAGGGTATAGTAACTTACGGTACACCACCAAGCTCTACGTTGCGTAGGGGTATATGTGGTGATGAGTTCATACCTGATGTGCTAGAGTTAAACAGGTTAGTACTAAAATCTAATGAGCATAACGATAGCTCATGGCTGATAGGCAACAGCTTAAAGTTACTACCTAAAAATAAAATAGTGGTGAGCTTTGCCGATACATCTCAGGAACATTTAGGAATAGTTTATCAGGCTACTAACTTTATATATACTGGCCTGTCTGCTAAACGTACTGACTGGAAGGTTAAAGGTAAGGAACATCTACATAGTCAAACTTTAATAGATGAGTTTAGAGGTCAGCCTAACAGGTCTAAATTAATCAGAGAAAAATACGGTGATGATTTTTATGTTGCTGATAGACCACGTAAGCACAGGTATATTTTTATTACAGGTTCTAAAACTTATAAGAAAAAAGTTCTAAGGAATTTAAAATATCCAATACATAATTATCCAAAGAATAATATTTAAAAGTTTTAAAAAGTTTTAGAATCTTTTAGAACTCTTTAAAAAGATTAAAGAGATTATGTATTGAAGAGTTTTAAAAGATTCTAGAATCATTATACACTTCCTTACAGCGTTTGTCAAGGGGGTTGACAAGCAGAATGCGAGCTGCTAAACTTCTCGCTCAACTCAAAAACAACTGGAGAAAACTATCATGCTACATGCATTGAATAATAATAGAGAAGCAATAGAAGCTTTAAGATACAACGGTTACGGTGCTGCTGACTTTCAAGTTAATAAGACTCCCGTATTATTTTATGATAAGGCTGCTACTTTTAGTGGAGGTCTTGCATTAGAAACTGGAATGACTCAGAAGTTTAAAGGTAAGGATGTTTACTTTCGTTCAGACACTGGCGAGCCTATCGCTATACATGGCAAGCGTTACAAGCCATTGCAGTATACTCATATGATAGATAAGACTAGAGATATGATTGAGCGTTGCAAGCTAGATGCTACAGGGGTAGAAGAAAAAATACAGGTGTCCCCTAATGGTGGTATGTGTTTAGTTAATTACAAGTTACCTGCTAAAGAATACGAGACTCCCGATGGTGATACAGGTTGCATTACTGTTATGGCATTGTCTAGTTTCAATGGGGTATGGAGTTTTATATTATCATTAGGGTTTGAGCAGAGTGCCTGTTTAAATTCTCAGATATTTATTAAGAACCCTGCTTCCTTGTATAAGGCTAGACACACAGGTAAACTTGATATAGATAGAGGTGCTAACATGCTTGGTAAGACTGCTAATATTATAGAGCAAGAGATTGAGCTATGGCATGAGTGGTATAACACACCTGTAACTAAGGATGAGATACACAATGCAATGGCTGACTGCGCTAAGATAAGCAGGAATGCTGAGGAGCCTTATCGTAATAGAAACTATCAGTATCTTGTCAATGCTTTTGCATTTGACTATGCACCTAAGATGGGTAGAAATAGATGGGCGTTATATAATACACTGACTGATTGGTCTACTCATGCACCCTCTAAGAGTAAAAACAATATAGCTTTACTACAACGTAGAGGTGAGAAAGTAGCCGAGGTTATTACAGATAACTTTGCTGCTAAGATAGCTGCTTAATTTAATTAACCCCTGACCTAAGCAAGTCTTTAAACTGCTTATCTTTAGGAGATTTTAAATGGATAGGGATACACTAGGTACATTTGTTACAGAAATTTTTAGACCTGTTGCAAGTTTTAGATTAGAAGTATATAAAATAATAGGTGGTGAAGATGCCTTGACTAAGTATAGTGATGAAGATATACTAAACAAAATAAAAGATTTAAAGTTTGATGAGGAACATATAGAAAAAGACATGACACAGTGGGCATTAGATCATATATCTTAAAGGAACTATAATGAAAATTGAAACAGCAGATGGTATGTATGAAGAAGGTTTAAGTTTAAAGGGAGAAATAAATACTACTTACTGGACACTGGTTGACACGTTCGGAGAGCCTACTGAATCTGGCGAGCCAATGTTAGATACTACTGTAGTAACTGTTCGGTGGTTGGTAGCTATTGACGGGGTGCTTGCTACAATATATGATTGGAATACTGGTAAAGATAAAACCCAGAATCTTATATGGAATATTGGTGGTGTCACAGAGGATTCTTATTGGAAAGTAAAGGAGGCTATAGGTTATAAGTCAAGACAAAAATTAAACATGAGTAATAATATTAACGCTTCATATAATGCACACTTGTTGCATGGGAGGTAACCATAATGAGCGCACCATTTGCAGACTCTATGTACGATTTAGCTGTAGATAGAGCATACAAAAAAGCGCAAGAGTTAATGATTGATGATGATTTGTTTATAGATACTCTTGCGGATGAAGAGTTAGAAAAAATAATAGAGGAGACTGACGATGGATATTGAGCAGCGTAAAGCAAACGCTATGTTTATAGAAGACTGTTGGGTTAAGATGTATGCTATGCATCTAATGTGTCCATGCCCTAATGCAAAAGCTAGGGATATGTTTATAGAGTTTGTGCTACATGAGCATGTAACTGATTTAATATTATCTGAGTTTGATGGCACAAGTGTAAAGGTTATAAACGAAGACTATGTTATGAAACAATACCCACACTTTATTAATTACTTAGTATACAGCAGGGCTTGACAAGCATGACAACCTGTGCTAGTATGCACAATCACAATGAGAAAACAACAGGAGAAGACATATGATATACGAAGGCGTTGCTTATTGGGCATCAATCACTACACCTAATACTCGATTTGAACCTAAGTATTCGATTGATTTAGTAGTCGATAATGATACTGCCCAGCAATTAAAAACAGAGGGCTTTAGTGTTAAGTTCGACAAGGAAGAAGGGCCAACTATTACTATGAAGCGTAATGTTAATGGCCCAAATGGTATGGTTCGCAAGGCTCCTAAGCTACTGGACAAGAATAAAAATGAATTAGATTGCCAAGTTGGTAACGGTTCTAAGGTAAGAGTCCAAGCTAAGCCGTGGGAAATCAATCGTAATGGTCAGGCTTTCAAAGGTCTTGAGCTACAGGCAGTACAAGTCTTAGACTTAGTGAGCTTTAGTGGCGGAGATGGCGACGAGTTTGAAACTATTCTAGAAGAAGCGGAGGTAGAGGAGCTATGAGCGAGCCTACTTATACAGTAGACGACAGGCAATATCAAGTTGATAAGTTTACTGATGAAGGTAAGATAGTATTTAATTACTTAGTAGAGATACAGCAAGAAATAAATATCTTCCAAAAAAAAATAGAGATACTTAAAGCTGCATCAATTACTTTAAATAATAAATTAAATGAAACACTAACCGACAGCATGGTCACTACACTTGGTGACGTAGTAGATTAAATAAACTTGACGACCTAGGCATGTCACTAAACTGCTCCCCTAATTATATATAGGAGAAGCCAGTGGCTTTTGTAAAATACCACCAGCCGTGTCCTTTATGTAGCTCAAGCGATGCAGTATCTGTCAACGAAGATGGAAGCGCGTATTGTTTTAGTTGCGATAAAAGGATTAGTAATTACACAGAAGGTACAGAA